GTTTCCCAGTCACGATCATGTGGAGCAAATAAACACACTCTTAAATCAATAACGAAAGGACAAAACGATGGTCTCCCGCCTCGTCAATCCACAAAATCCCGCTTTCAGATTCACGATCGTGAAAGCTCATTCTCATAAAAGATTTTTATTTACAAAAGAAAAACGAATCCACTGGGCCATTGTCAGCGAGCACATGGCAATGCCGATCGTTTTCAGCTCTCAAGGAATGACAAACTTTAAGTCCTGGTCGAAAGACAAAGAGGTGGATTTTGCATTTCAGTTCACCGAGAAAAATCAAAACAAACTTTGGCGCAATTTGCAATTTATCCTTGCCTCGTCAACCGCAAAAAAATGGAGTGAAATCGACATCTTATCAGTGATCGCATGCTTCATCGAGGTGGCAAAGGGTGACGCGTCAACCGGAGAAATCACGGACAGTTTCTTGATGGACATCCTGGCTCGCAATGTTCCGCTTTTACAGCCCCCTGAGATGATTCTCTGGTCCTTGGCCTTAAAGGATCCAAAGATTTCAGCCGATGGGTAATAAGGTATGCCGATCAAAAAAGGTCCCTTTAAAAATCCAACAAAGAAAGAGCTCGGGATAAAACGAGTGAGGCCACCCAAAGGGTCAACTCCGATGGGTCGTCCGAAAAAAACTTTCTCCCCTGAGCAAGTGAATCAGATCAAAACTCTGTGCTCCATGCAATGCACGAAGTCCGAAGTCTGCGCGGTCATGGATGTGGACCATGAAACTCTTGACCGCATTTTCTCTGAGGATCTCGGGACAACTTTTTCGGATTTTTTCGCCCGCTATCAAGAACACGGGAAAGTGGATCTACGCCGAATGTTATTTCGCAAAGCTCGCAAGGACCACTTCGGTGCGATGAAGTGGCTTTCAAAACAACACCTGGGCATGACCGAAAAGATTGCTCAGAAAATTGAAGTTGAGGACAAGCGTGTCGTCACAGTCGACCTCTCATGGGCAGACGAGCCGGATCCTGGAAACAAAACTCCAGGTGAAAATGCCTCGTCGGACCCCGCCACAAAAAAGGTATGATGAGGCTCTGACACGCTTTTGTTACTCCGTTTGGGGACGACAAAGCGGTAAGAGCACCGGCGGATACCGAAAGATGTTTTGGAAACCAATGATGTCGAAAAAACAGACGACATCAATTTACTGGCATATCCTTCAAACACATTCGGCCGCTGAGGTTATCTTTGAGCGGTACGATCGATTGATTCATCCATTCAAAGATGAGGTCGTGCGATACCGATCGGAGTCCGACAAACGCTTTGAGCTTGTTGGAAAGAAAAACATCTTTTTCAAATCAGGGGAGAATTACGAGGATCTCCGATCAGAGTCTCTCGACGGCGTCATCATCGATGAGCTCAGACAGCAACACCCCCATCTTTGGAAAATGATTATTCGTCCGATGCTCGCAAACTCTGGTGGATGGGCGGATCTCTTAACAACTCCGAACGGCTTCGATCACTGTTATGACACTTACATGGAAGTGCTCAACAATCCTGAGTGGACAGTGATTCACGCGCCGTCGACAGAGGCGTGGTGGTGGACGCCGGCCGAAGTTGAATCAGCCAAGGCAACAATGGGTGAGGCTGAGTTCGCGCAAGAGATCATGGCTGAGTTTAGAGATCTGACAGCCGGTCGAGCTTACATGAATTTCTCCTCAGAAGAGGGCGGCAACATCTCAGCGACAAATCCTTTTTACAAAGACGGTTTGTTTCACCCAGGACTCCCCTTGCTGGTCGCAATGGATTTCAACATCACACCGATGGCGTGGACGATCGGGCAAAAGAAAGTTGATGATTTTTATTTCTTTGACGAAATTTTCCTTCGTCAATCACACACACCAGAAGCCGCCGAAGTGCTCGCTCGCAAAGTCATCGAGATGGGCCATCAAAAACTGGGCGTGATTCTTTGTGGTGACGCCACCTCAAAAGGATCCCAGCGTGCGGCCGCCGGACAATCTGATTATGATATAGTGTGTCAGGTTCTTGATAAACATGGGATCCGATGGGTGAACATGACGCCGGAGTCAAACCCGACGGTCAAGGATCGGGTGAACACCATGAACGCAAAACTCCGTGACGGCAATGGCGTAAGGCATGTGCATTTTCATCCAAACTGTAAAGAGGCAATCAGAGACTTTCAGAGGGTCGTTTGGAAAAATGGGTCCGGGGGAGCGATGCTCGATCAAACAACAGATCGCGAACGAACGCACAGCTCGGACGGTATCGGGTACGCAGTTTGTGAACTCAGCCCACTTGTTTACAAAAAGGGACCGACCCGAATGGGCATCATAAACGCACCAGGCTATTAAATCCCTTGCATTTTTAAAAAGTGACGTACAGCATTTGAGTATCAATGCTCAAATTGAATCACCAGCGGGGATACCGCAAATTCGTCAACGGACGTGACGAGGCTCTTGAAACTCTCTTGAGAAATTCACGTCTGCGCATTTCGGAACTCACGGCGGAAACTTTCCGGCGAGTTCTTGAACACATTCAGATCAAATACAATTCGATCATGCACACCGGGTCACGCATGGAGATGGATCGGCTTGAGCAACAGATCGCTCACACCTTCGAGCACCTTTCATTTCAAATCTGGATGGAGATGATCGACCTTCGGAAAAAAGCTTACATGCTGAGTTTCGCCGGCGAGGCTCAAGCGATCGCACAAACAACAGCCAGGACCGCAAAGCTCGCGCTCAGTAAAAATCAGATCGATGAGAAAGCGATGGTCGACAAACTGGCAAGCGGCATTTCTCCGATGAGATCTTTCAATTTGAAATTCTCAAAAATGCGCCGAGACATTATTTCTCGCTTGGAATACTCGCTCGCTTTCGGGGAGCCAGTGGACAAAGCTCTCGGCCGCGTGTGGATGACATTCCCGAAACAAGCCGCGCTCCCCAAGAAAAAAGTCCTCAAGACTGTAAAGCTTGAAGAGGCAAAGAAGCCGGCGTTCTCCGCGTTCGATCAAAATGATTCGGTGGAGATTTCTGTCGGCACTCAAAAGCCTGTTCATGGTTTCGAGTGGGATCAAGAAACTTGGGATCGCATGATCGATGATCTTGGATCTGAGCATGTGTTCACCGATCGAAGTCCCGAGGCTTATCTCGACATCACAAATCCTTTCAACGATCTCAAGGTGAAAAACAACATCCCGAACGAGGACAAGATTTACGCCTGGGAGATTGAGAACGAAGTGGTCCACGATTTTGTCGAGCAAGTCCGCGAGGGTCAGGTGGATGCCGCAAAGAAAAATGGGATCAATGATTTCGTGTGGATCGCCATCCTGGACGATCGCACTGATGAGTGCTGTGAATGGAGATCAGGGCTCCTCACAAGCGAGATTGAAGCTAGACTCAAGACCGACAAGAAAGATGATCCTTGCCGCGAGATCGTGCCTCCCGCACACTTTAATTGCCGATGTACGCTCGCGCCGGCAAGCTCGGATCTTGAAGCTGTCGACAACACTGACACCGAAAGAGAGTTTGATTCATGGCTAAACGAAAGATAAAGCCTCCGCGCACCTCCGCGCCATCTGATGAACAAAAGCAAGAAAGCGAAATCAAACGCAGAGCTCGTCTCGAAGTCATCAAGGCAAAAGCCGTCAACGATTCGTTTGAGTATGACGACAGGGCGGCCGCACCAGATTCAAAGTTTGCTGAGCACGCAAAAATCAAAACAGTTCCAGAGCTCGTCGCACTTCTCGAAAGCGACAAGACAGTTCAAATCGAAGCCCGAGTTTTCTTTCACGAAACAAAAACCAACATCGCTCGCCTTTGCAATCTTGGTAAAGACAAATTCATTGAGGCTTTCAGATCCAACAAAAAGCGCACTTTCCGCGAGGCCGTTGATTCTTTTCAGATGGACTCAGGTGGCGGGAATGTTGTGGGCGGAAAAGACTTCACACCGATGCTCGGTGGCCCATTCAACAAACAGCTTTATTATTACGATTATTTGAAAATGCACGCGCAATGTTTTTATGCGTACAATCACGATCCGATCCTTCACGCCGCCGTCCAGATCATTCGAGACTTTGCTCTCGGCCGTGACTGGTCAGTACAGGTCAAAGCCAAAGATCCGAAGCAAGAGCAACAGGGTCAAGCTTTGTGGGCGGCATTTGAAGAGGTCAACGATCTGCGCATGATGATGTATCAGCTCTGTGAGGAGCTCTCAATTTATGGTGAGAACTTTATCTGGTGGCTCCCCAACAATGAGACTCGCATTGCGTATCAAGTTCAACCTGGGCAAGAACCTCCAAAGGGATTGATCCCTCGAGTGCGCCTCATCGATCCATCAGTGATCTGGGAGATTGTCACTTATCCAGAGGACATCAAGCGCGTTCTTTATTACCAGTGGGTCGCTCCGACTCAATATCAGATGTACACCGGCACCGACGGCGGCAAGCCAGTACCCGGGACTAAATTTATTTATCAACAGCTCCCCCCGGATCAGGTCGATCATTACAAAATCAATTGTCGATCGAACGAGAAGCGTGGGCGCTCTGATCTTTTCGCTGTTCTTGGATACGCAAAACGACTGCGTGATTCTGTGAATTATTCAATCATCGGCATGCAAAAGGCGACAGCCTGGTCGATCGATACAACGATCAAAGGATCTCAAGATGACGTTCTTGATTACATGGAAGGTCAGAAAGAGATCGGGACAATCCCGAATCCTGGGTCTGAATTTGTTCACACAGATAAGATCGAGAGAAAGTACATGTCGAATGAAAGCGCGGGGAGGGGTAACAACTCGAACGCTTTTGACTGGTGCTTCTCAATGATCTGCGCTGGTCTAGGTATCCCTCAACAATACTTCGGCACTCACTTGAGCGGTGGATCCACCAGAGCCTCGGCTTTGGTCGCGACCGAGCCTGTCGTCAAAAAGTTTGAGATGCGCCGAAACCTCATTGAGCAAATTTTGATGAACATGGCGACTCGACTATTTAAGAAATTCAATGTTGATGCCGAGATTGAGGTGACGTTTCCAGAACTGGTTTCTCAAGATCGATCAATGAAGCTCAAGGATCTCGCGATGGCTGAGAGCCAAGGGTGGATTTCAAAAGAACGTGCGGCCGAAATTGCTGCGAAAGAGTTGAGCATCATGGACTTTGATTACAAAGTTGAGCAAGAGCGGATCAACGCGGACCCGGCACCGGCTCCACTTTTCACAAATCCGTTGACAACTCCTGGATCTCTGGGCGGCAATGATGACTCAAGCCGACAAGGAACATCAGGTCAAGATCGTAAGGATGCGAGGGACAGCCGTGGATTCTAGTAAATTTACCAAAGAGACCACTGTCACAGACATCTTTCAAAACCCTCATTATTACGGCGTCCCTTCATTCCAAGAATTTTGCAAGAACCCGAATCTCCTCAGAAAATCCAAAGAGCATTTATTCGAGACCTTCGAGAATCAAACTGGAAAACTCGGCAAGATCGTGACTGGGAAAC